CTCCGTTTCACCATCTTTAATAGACCTCATCAGTTTGTTAACCGATTTTGATTGTATACTAGTTTTTATTTTATGTTTTACTTCATTAATATCTTCAGCAAAGAAAGTATCCACTGATAGAGATGGAATGAATTCCTCTTGTGTATATGATGACAATGTCAGAATATCACTTTGGTCTCACAATCCATTCTGTATTACGGTACTAAATTCCTCGATTTTATCAAAAATGATGTTATTACGACGATTTAGATAACGTACAAGCGGATGGCTTACTAATTCATCACCGATGAAGGCAATGTCCAAGCAGCTTAGTTTTACTGCTACACCTCAACATTTAGATATCTTGATTATCTTTTGCGTAAGCTTAAGATAGTCTCGATGTTTAAAAGAAGAACTACATTGTTTGTACAACAGTTCTATTCTTTCCAGGGTATAATACTCCAGAAGATTAGAATAGGAAATTATGGCGTTACCATAAAAGAGTAATCGATTATGGGCAAAACAATTTCTTAATGTTCACATTCAATTTAGTTCGGAAATCATTGATTTGGAAAGTTCCTTATCTTGAGATCCGGGTAACAACAGAACTGCACCATGTGGAATAAAATCTTCAGATTCAAGTATTTCAAGGAATCTAATTCATCCTGATAAACTCGCATTTGCTTGTTTAATCATTTGATATCCGAAACCTGATATATTTTTACCATTGACAAAGTGTCGCTTTGCAAATTCTCCAGAGTTGGTTAAACCAACAAAAGATTTTTGTAAATTGATACCTACGCCAATGTTATTCATGAACTGTTGATAATATTCTGCCGTTTTGGTATGTCAGATTACTATATCATCGCCAAGAAGTGAATATTGATTAAATCATTGTATCCTTTTGGAAACTTTAAAATAACAATATTGCACAACGAAGTGATGTGTTAATGCGAACATAGCTCATGAAGAGAAAGCACCTAATGGTTGTCCGACTTTTCATCAATATGGTTTATCCATATAATAAAAAGGAAGGTAACTGATTAGTGCTACTCATGCATTTGCGAAGCTCTCACCAACAATTACTCCAAGTAAAACTTGTTGTAATCGTATAGGAAATCTATCCGTAGCTTTTGTTAGATCAAAACAATAGGTAATTCTACCTTTAGTCTCCGTTAGGATTCTATTAAATTGTCCGATCTGATCATAGGTACCATCTGATACAAATGTCCTTAGTGTTAACATTAATGCATCATGTAGAGGTTTGAGTACACTCTGAACTCAAAAGTTACAAATAGCGAAAAGTCTAGTTTTTCCAGCTGGTTCTGAAGCTAAAGATATTCTTCCGGTAATTAATAAGTTTAGGTTACCAACATTTATAATACATAAGTCTACGGTCTTATAAAACTGTTCCATAACGTTATCAGAGACTGCAAAATTGCAATACTCCATAAACACTTTGTAATAGGCTTTATTCGATCATAGTGCTAATGCACATAAATGCGAAGTTAATATCGATGGCCCCATTGGACCACTTTTCAAACGATAGCTTGATTCGTGACATACTAACTTGGATAATATTAGATGCTTACGTATTAAAGTACCGTGCCTCTTAAACCAAAGTGTAAGAAAATATTCGAAATCTTTAAGGATGGGTTCTAATGGTTTACCATTATATTCATCTGTTATTGATGACGGATCAAATTCTGCATTTAATTTAATTGACTCAAAGTACCTTAATGATGTCATAAGAACTCTTATTCAAGGAGATTCCGGAAATAATAATTGCTTAATAGCAACTAGCTCCATTGGAACACCCTGTTTATTCGTTTCTATGAAAGGATTAAGAAGTGATTGATAGTCTTTAGAACCAAGAACTTTGGCCTTTGATCAATTATAGATAGATTTGTATCTCGAAAGAGTTCAAACTTTTCCATTAGTTGATAATCGGTTATTGAACGTAGTAATAAATTCGACAATCCACAGATTAATTGTAGTAAATTCATTCAAAATCAATTTTGATTCGGAATTTGTAGATACATGAAAAGCTAACGCTTGAATTGTGCTAATAAATGTTTGTTTCATCATAGATTTTTAACTTGATTATTGCTCTC